GGCTGAAACGCTATTCATCCGGCAAACGGGAGGCGGCTGGGCAACCGCTGCCACTTTGTTTGTCGTGTTGGTCCTGATCCGGTTGGGGATGAACGCGATTGCCGCCGGAATTGGTAGCTCCGGCGGCGGCCCGCGCCTCTTATGATTCTGTGCCTAGTAGGCGGTTGCCGGCAGCGATCCATCGCTCGGCCTGGTCACGGATCGCTGCGGGGCTTTGGTCATGCCGGTCGCGCACACGGTCGCTGATCGCTCCCCATGCGGCGCGCCACTCGTCCGCCGCATTATCAACGGGCGTAAAGGTGCAGGCTGGACAGGGACAATCTGTATTTTCCGCGAACAGATAATATACGCCCTCGCGCCGGCAGATCAGGTCGGGGTTGCCGATGTGTGTGCGGTATTCGCTGACCAGCCAGGCCGCCCGCGCAAACTTCACTAGCCGGCCGTAGGTGCCCCGCATGGCGGGTGACGGGAAGCGCGCTTTGCAATCCTCAAGCAACTCTCGCTTTATGGTCACCCGCTGCGGGCCGCTCAACGTCGTCATGGCGCATCATGGCGCAAAAGGCGGTCGTCTCCCAAACTGTAAATAAGGCAGCCCCGACAAAGGCGTGGTAAGCAGATTAAGCGGCGCGCGGCGTGGGGTTAGGCGACCGCGGTTTCCGTCCGCTAACTTGCGTTTTGGGACGGAACCTCGGCCGTGTCGATGTCGCGCCCGACCAGGGCCTTCGCCTTGGCGATGTTGCCGAGCGCATAGCCGACCGCCAGGGCCGTGTCCGCCCCGGCGCCCTCGGGCACGTTGCCATGCACCGCTGCCAGCGCGGCAAAGGCTTCGTTGAGGATGGCGTGAAGCTCGCGCAGGGTCATGGGCTACGTCCCACAAGGTGCATTATCGGTAGGCGGCTGGTCGGCTGGCGGGACGAAGCGCACCGCATCAGCGCCCGGTCGCGGGAACACCGCCCCTCCTACCGCCTGCCACCTATGGGCAGCCACCTTGATCCAGCACGTCCCGATGCTCGAAAGCGCGCGGGTGCCTATGGGGTAATTCTCATCCATCTCGCTTGCCTCGTTAACTGGTCTTGTCGCGGGTAGGTCGGTCAAGAATGGCGACAGCGCGTTCGCCGGCAGCGATCTCACGCCGCTTATACTCGCAGGCAGCGACAATCCCCCTCACCATATCCAAGCAGCAGTCGCGAATATCTGGCCTCGTCCTAGACCAGTTCTTATCGTCGGCAGCATCGTCCCATTGCGGGACTACACCGTTTACTGCCCTCTGTGCCATCGCTCGCGAATAGAACTTAGCGCCCGCCATGATTTCGTCGGTCATCAGGTTCTTGTATGCCATATACGTGCGCTTCAACTGACGGGCCAGCACGCTGAGGTCAGCGTCAGGGTCGAAGCTTGGATTGTCCAGCACTCGGTCAGCCAACTTCAAGGCGTGGTCGATTTCAGCCATCGGGGCTACCTCTCACAACGTCGATTATCGAGGGTAGGCATCCCGCCTGGCGGCACCAAGAAACCCGCTGCGCCGCACCGTGGGCATATATCGGCCTCCACCAATCCCTCGCCGTGGCACGTAGGGCACCGCTCGCAACCTGACGCTATCGCGTCCTCGGTGCGCTGCCGGGATTCTGCAAGTGCGGCCTCGCGGCTGCCGCCATTCCATGCCTTGCGTGCGCGCTTCATCGGGTCGGCCACTCCTACAAACGAGCGTTTACGGGTATCTGGTTGGTTTGTAATCGTAGGGCGCGCGAAACGTCTTTCGGCGATACCAGAAATCCACGGCCGTCGTGGAACACGCGCCCGAGGCGAAGGCGCAGACCAAAGCGAACCAAGGATAACCGATCGCCACATCGACCAGCGCGCCCACGGCGCACACGACGGTGCCAGCAGCATGTAGTCGCCAGTCGAGTATGCCCAGGCCGCGCGTCATCCGTATCGTTCCTGTCTCATCCCTGTAGACTCGTCCACCTCTGCAAACGTCCGATTGGCCTTAGGGCCGCGCAGCCACCAGGCACCCCTCGATGATTTTCGTCAGCAGCGCGTTTCTGTTTTCCGCCGCGTGGTCAAAGATCCACGCGATCACCCCAATGAACATCACATTAACCAGCAGCAGAGCGATGAACGCCGGCGGCAACACGCGCAGCAGCTTCTCGCTGACCGTCACCACCATGCTGCTGGATGGCGACTCGCTCATGTTAGGTTGGCCGCCCAGTGCGGCGGCTGCGCCCGCGGCGTCACCGCGCTCGGATCGCGGAAACACTCGGGCACCTCGGCCTCGTGCTCGTAGGTCCAGGGATCGGGCACCAGGCTCTCGAGCTGCCCGACATCGCCCAGCAGCCCGGCCTCGAGGTCAGCGAGGCTGGGCATTTCCGCTTGTACTTTGCCTCCGATCCGTGCTAGCGCCAGCCGTCATGATCGAGCTCGCCCTGACCGTCATTGGCCTCCTCGTCAGCCTGGTCCTGCTGATCGTCAGCGCCTGGCTGCTGCCGTTCGTGTTGCTGCTCGGCGCCATCGCCGTCGGCCTCACCGCCATCGGCATGCATGGCGTCATCGCCCTCATGGTCGTCAGCGCGTTCGCCTGGCATATCTGGATGATCGCCATCGAGATACGTCATCGCTGGTCGCCCGCGCCGCCGAGCAGCCCGCCGCCGACCGCACCGACGCGCGGGCGGCTGGCGTAGCGCCCGGGGATCGCGAACATCTGCGGCGTCAGCCGCGCACCGACCGTCGGTTCCATCACGCCGGTGGCTCGGAGCGCCGCCTGCCGCTGCATCTCCGGCACGTTGGCGATCAGATCCCTGGCCTTGCCGATCCCCATCGGCAGCCGCTGCAGCAACGCGCTGGCGCGCTGCGCCAGCAGCGAGGTGGCGGTGCCCGAGCGGTTGGGGTTCTGCGCCGCCTGCAGCCCCTGCTGCAGGTAGGACAGCTCCCTGAGATCGTCGACCGGCAGACCAAGCTGGCGCAGCACCACCTCGCCACGACCGCTTAGGTGGCGGTTGATGCGGTCGATCATGCGCTGCGGATTCATCTCGTAGGCGTTGCCCGACTCGCCGAACAAGATCTTGTTCATCGCCGCCTGGCGCACGTCGTCGAGCAGGCCGGAATTCGCCCCCCCCCGACTGGTCAGGTGATCGATGATGTCGCGCAGCGGCCCGCCGGCATCGAGGTCTTTGGTGGAAAACAGCGCGTCGTAAACCTGCTGACCCCTCAGCTGCCCGTTCTCCAGCTTCTGCATGAACTGTGACGCGTTGTCGTTCCTGGGATCCCAGAAATCGCGCAGATCGGCATTGGCGCGGCGCGCATCCCTCAGCATCTGGATGCGCGCCGGGTCGCCGCTGATCTGCCCGCCATTCACCGCGCCGTCGACCGTGTCATCGAGGCTCCGCTTCATCCTTGAGAGCAGCCGGAATTCCGTGCCGCCCTGCTGGGACTGATCGAGCAGCGCGCCGAGATCCTGCCGCGCTCGCTCCATTTGGCCGAGGTTGAATGGCCCCGCGGTGAGGTCGTCCATCACCTGGCGTCCGCGCACCGCGAGCGGCATGACCCCGGGCGTATCCGACACCCCGGCGTGGATGTCCTCGAGCGAGGTTCTCAGCGCCTGCGCCGTCTGCCGCGGAAACACGATCGGATTCGGCAGCGCCGCCTCGCCCTGCGGGGTGAGCCGCGGGAACCTCGCATAGGCGACGTCGCGTTGATCAGCGAGCGCCCTGCCGGCGGCGGCGATGCGGTTGCCGATCGACTGGCCGAGCTGCTCGGTGGTTTCCGTGCCGCCGGTGGCCGCCCGCGCCGCGTCGGTCAGTCGGGTGCGCTGCACGGCATCGAAGCCCTGCATGATGTCACGCCCGCCGCTGCCGCCGGCGCGCAGCACATGCTCGCGCCACAGCGCGCCGGGATCCATCGACGCCTGCCCGCCGGTCAGCGGCAGATCCTGTCGCTCGCCGCGGATCATCATGCCCGCGCCGGTCGGCTGGCCGGGCATGCCGCGCCGCTGCTGCGCCAGCAGCTTGTCGGCCTGGTCGGCCATGCGCGTGTTCAGCGCCCGCAGCTGCCCGACCGTCATCCCGGTCGGGTCGATGTTCTCGTTGGCGAAGATCTGCCGGCCGGTGGTGGTCAGCATCTCCGGCGTCACCGGCGCGGTGTCGGCGGCATCGATGCCGCTGCGCAGCAGCTGCCCGGTGCCGCGCCACGACCGCCAGAACGACGAGGCGAGGCGCCCGCCCAGCGTGCCGAGCCCGCCGAACACGCCGGCCATGGCGATTTCCTCGGGCGTGGTGCCCGAGCCGCCGCCGCCCGCCGCCTGCACCGCGAGCCCGCTGCCGGCCTCGGCGCCGGCCTGGGCGCCGCCCTGCACAGCGGCCTCCCCGATGGCGCGCAGCACGCCGGGCGCCGCGAGCGCCTCGGTGATGCGCCCGGCGCCGGTGGCGGCGAGCGCCGCGGCCGCCGTCTTGCCGCCCAAGGTCGTCAGATCCTGCAGATCGAACCCCGGGCGCGCGACGTAGTGCGGCTTGCCGTTCCAGATCACCATCGGGTTGCCGTGCGAGTCGGGGCTCGCCTCGATGATCTGGTTGGGATAGGCGGTCAGCAGCAGCCGCTGCAGCTGCTCGGGCCGCGCGCCCGAGGCAAGGCCGGTCTGCACATCCTGTCGCGCTTGCAGCCTGTCCAGATCCCCCCCAGCCAGAACGCCCGATGGAAGCGCCGGGATCTTGATCGGATCGGCGCGCTCCAGCGCGTCGAACCCGCCGGTGGCGTTGTAGATGTTCGGCACGTCGGGAAAACTGAACCGCGGCGCCCCGGTATCCGGCTCGCGCCCCTCGAAGCTGCGCACCACCCCGGTGGGCAGGTTGACGATGCTGTCCCAGGCGCGCCCGAGAATGCCGCGCTCGGGTAGCGACTTGGTGTCCAGCGCGCCGGTGCCGTAGTCGATGCCGCCCGACGGCGGGTCGGTGTGCAGCGGATCCTGCCCGGGCGGCAGCATCCCCGGCATAAAATCCGCGTCGTCAGCCACCGGCGCCCACCGTGACGTCGGGGGTCAGGTATTCCAGCCCGCGCTCGCCGGGCCGCGGCCGCAGCTTGTTGCGCGTCCACGCCTGCACCCACTTGCCGCCGCTGTCCTGCGCCCAGGAGTAATACGGCTCCCCTGGCGCGTGGCTGGCATTGTATTTGGTCTGCGCAGCGGCGTCGGCCGGGTTCGCCGGCGGGCGATCGAACACGCTGTCGCCCTTACGCTCCTCGTCGAAGGCCTTCAGTCCGTCGGGTTCGCGGATTTTCTTGCCGGCGACGATCGCATCCTTGACGCGCTGGTCGGCCAGCTTCTGGATCACCGACAGCGCGGTGAGCCGGTCGAGCGGGCTCTGCGCGTTGCTGCCCCAGGAGTCGATCAGCCGCTTGCCTTCCCAGTCGCTCTGCGCGCCGATGCCGGGCACATGCACCTGGGCGAACATGCCGTTGCGCAGGGTGTCCCAGAGCTGCTGGTTGCCCATGCCTTTAAGCTGGTCGGGCGTGCCGATCTTCGCGGCCAGCAACGCATCGCGCAGATGCTTGCCCCACTCGGTGTCGCTCAAAAAATTCGCCGGCCCCATCGTCGCGGCCAGCGGCTTAAGCACCTCGACGTCGTTCTGCCGCGCGCGCGCCGCGTCGGCCTGCGCGCTGAGCGCCTCGAGGCGCTTCTGGTCACTCTGGTCGATATAGCCCTGTTTGGTTTCGCGCTGCTTGAGCTCGGCCTCTTGCTGCTTCAGCTTCATCTGCCGCTGCAGCTCGGCGTCGGCCTCGGCCTGCTTCAGTTTCGCGGCACGGTCCTCCGCGGCAAGCTTGATCTGGTAGTCCACCGCGTCTTTCCGCCGCTGGTCGTCGAACGCGACCTGGCGGTCGCGCGCTTCCTTGTTGATCTCGGCCAGCCGCGTGTCGCGGTCCTTCTCGAGCTCGGCGATCTGCTTGGCGGTGTCGATGTTCGGGCTGGCGGCGAGCGCGCGGCGCCGCGCCTCGAAGTCCTTCAACGCCGCGTCGCGTTCCGGCTGCAGCGCGGCGATGCTCGGCGCCACCATCGGCGGCAGATCCGGCGGCTTGACCAGCGCGGGCGGCAGATTGGCATCGGGCGGCGCCTCCCGCCCGGGCGCTGCGGGCATCGTGGGCGCCGGAGCGGGTGTAGCGGGCGGCGGCGGTCTGGGCGGCGCCGCGGTCGCCGTGCCGCCCGCGCCGGGCCCGGCAACCTGGGTGCGTCCCGGCGCCGCGGTGCGCAGCCCGGCGATGCGCTGGCCGACCGCGGCGATGCGGGTGCCGTAGCTGTCCGCCTTGCCCGCGGCCGCCACGTTGGGGTTGTAGCCGGCCGCGGCGAGCGCGTCGCCGAGCGCCTTGTGATCGCCGGCCCGCGTGACGCCCTTGTAGCGGTCACCGGTCACCAGATCGGTGTACGCCTTGACGCCGGCCTCCGGCGTGTCGAACGCCAGCGGCTTGCCGTTCGCGTCACTGATGCCGAATAAGTTGTTTTTCTGCGCCGCCGGCGATCGGCCATACCCGGTTTCCAGCGCCGCCTGCGCGGTGATGAATTCCGCCGGCAGGCCGGTCGCCTGCGCCACCTGGGCGGCGATCGGCGCGAATTTTTCCACGAAATCGGCATCGCTGCCGCCAGGCGCCGCAGGCGATGTCAGTGACGGCGCCGGCGAGCCGCCGCCACCGCCGCCGCCAGCCTCCGCGGCCGCCTTCGCGCCGCCGGCAATGCGGTCGCGCAGCATCTGCAGCTGCTCGAGGCGGGCCTTGGCGGTCAACCCCTGGATCTGCAGCTGGCCCCTGCGCAGCGCGAGCTCGCCCTGCCGTTGCTGGTTGGCGGCGACCAGCTCCTCCATCGACAGCGGCACCCTCTGGGCGGCCTCGAGGCCGCCGGCGAGGATCTGGCCGAAATTGCGCGGCGTGTAGCTCGGCCCCGAATTGGCGAGCATCGACAACCCGAAATTCAGCAACGCCCTCGCGCCGGCGGCGCGCGACTGCTCGGGCGACAATTCGGTCAGCGCCGGATCACCGCCGGCCAGCACCATACCCCCCTTGCTGAGCCAGCCGCCGACGCGGTCGAAGAAGCCCGGGCCTTCGGCCTCAGGAGACGCCGGCGCGGCCGCTGGGGCCTCTGGGGCGGCCGCTGGTGGCGCGGCGTCGCGACCCCCGCCGGGGGCGCTCTCGGCCGTGGTGCCGCCCAGGAACGGCTGGGCGGCCCGGGGATCCCCCAGCAGCGCCTGCAGCTGCTGGGCGTTCAGCGTGTCGGCGTCGTCGCCCTGGTCCAGCAGTCCCGGCATCTCACATCCCCAACAAGCCGCCACCGGGCCCGCGGGGCGCCCACGGCTTGCCCGACAGCCCCAGCTGGCCGAGCGCCTGGCGGCGCTGCAGCAGCGTCTGCAGCAGCGTCTGCAGCGAGGGCGCGGTGTTCTGCTGCTGCGGCATCCCGGGCAGCGGCTGCACCTTCTGCTGGCCGGCCTGCGCATTCGGGGCGGCGAGCTGTTTCTGGATATCGCTGACCCCGCCCTTCAGGGCCGAGAGCTGCTTGGCGGTGCTGTCGCGGCCCAGCCAGTCGCCGAGCTGCTGGCCCCAGCTGCGGTCGTCTGGCGAGGTGTTGCCCGCGCCGAAGCCGATATCCTGTTCGGCGAACGGCGACGTCCCGGCTGGCGTCGACGTCCCGGGAAACATCAGCTGGCCGAAATCCAGCAGTTCGTTCTCGAACCCGCTCCCGCTCATGGGCCGCCTCCGAGCAATTCGCGCACACCACCCATCTCCGTGACCTCCCGCGTCAGCGTGACCAGCGGCCCGTTGAGTTCGCGCACCACCAGCGCCATGCGGGCGCGGTAGTCGTCGTACAGCGCCGGGTGGAATGCCCGCAGATAGGCGGCGCGCCGCTCGCCCCACCAGGCCGGGCAGCGCGCGCATTCGGGGGCATTGGTGACGTGCTCGTAGATCCGGCAGAGCGGCGCGCCGACCTGGCGCAGATAGGCGAACACCTCGGCATGCGACCACTCCTGCAGCGGCAGCCAGAGCTCGATGCCGTCAGCCGTCGCGCCCGATTCGTATGACATGCGTGGCGTGTCGGCGCGCTTGCTGCCGCGGATCAGCAGCGTGTTGCCGTCCTCGCGGATCCGCCGGTAGAGCGGCATCGACAGGTTCGCGTGGCAGCATTTGTAACGCGGCACCAGCGTGGTGCCCTGCTGGCCCAGCAGGCGACCCATCGGGTGCTGGCTGTAGGGCACCAGATCCGACGGCAGCCCGTGCGCCGCGATCCAGCCCTGCACGTCGCGCTCGACCCGCACGAAATGCGGCGCAAAGGCTTCTACATGGGAAATGACATCAAGCACCTCAGGAAGAAGGTCGCCTGTGTCTAGGGTGTAGACCGTGCAACGATCCAGCTGATCCCGCAGCAGGTAAACGCACGCGAGGGAGTCTTTACCCCCAGAAAACGAAACCGCTATACGTTCGTGACGATCCAAGGGACTAAGGTCAAACATGACGGCCGCCATATTTAACATTACACGATCGTCGCGATGCTGGCGGCGACGCCGGCGGCGGTGCCGATGCCGCCCATGATCTGCCCCGCCGTGTTGGACTGCGGCGGCGGCCCGGTCGAGGTGGTGGTCGAACCGTGCGGTGTGGTGCCGAGCACCGACTCGATCAGGCTGAGGCCTTCGATCGGGTAGTTCCACTGGGTTTCCCAGTTCTGCGCCAGTTGGTCGAGCTCGGCCTGCGACTGGCCCTGTTCGGCGCGGCCAACCTGCTCGAGTAGCCCCGCCTCTTTCGCTGTCTCGGCCTGCCCGCCCACTGCGAGCTGCGGCAGCGTCGTCGTCGCCCACTGGCCGGCCGCGAGGTTTTGCTGCGCGAGGTTCCCCGCTAGGGTCTGCGCGCGGTCGTAGCCGCCCGACAGCAGGCCGCCGACCAGCTGCCCCTCGCCGAGCGCCTCCTGCGACTGCGCGGTGCCCTCCTGCACGCCGAGGCGACTGCCGCCGAACGCCCCGACATTCGACGCGTTGGCGCGCTCCTTGCCGAGCGACTGCGCGAGCCCCTGGCGCATCTGCGTCACGGTGGGATCCACCACCGCGGTCAAATAGGGGTTCATCAGCGCCGCGGTGTCGGTGTTGATCTGTCCGGTGGTGATCGGCGCCACTGAGTCCAGCAGCCCGCCGCCGGTGATCGCCCCCTGCGCCGCCCCGAATGCCGGCGCGGTCGCCCCCTGCATGTTGCGGATGGTGTCATAGGCCTGCGTCGCGGAGGCGCTCTGCGGCACGACCTTGGCGTAGGGGTTCGCTTCGTAGGGCCGCGCGGCGATCTGCTTGGCCTGCGCCAGCGCCTGCTCGCCGGCCTCTTGGATGAACGGCGGCAGTTGTGTGACTTGCGTCGTGGTCTGCGGCCCACCTGAGCCGCCGCCGCGCGCGATGGCGAAATCCGTGGCGTAGGGCGGCCGCCAGTAACCGGTCATGCATGCCCCCCGTTGAGCCGCAGCGGCAACGATTTCTGGAACCGCATACTGACCGGCACCCAGCCGGTCTTGCGCCCGACGCGCCCCCAGGCGCTGCGGCCATGCGTGACCATGAAGGCGCAGTCGTGTTCGCGCGCGAACGCCTCGATTTCCGGCTCCATCTCGAGGATCTCAGGAAGCCGCCCGGCGCACGCCACCACGTTGCAAACGTTCTTTTGCGGGAAACCGAGGATCTCCGTGATCGCCAGCGAATTGTCGCGATGCCAGATCTGCACGCGCCCTTCGCGCGCCTGCGCGATCAGGTCATCGAGCGTCGCGGTGCCGCCGGCGTCGCTGAGTGCGAGGTTGAGCTGCTGCACCAGGCGCTGATGTTCCGGCGTCATCGCGGCACCACCACCGCCGACAGCGCGCCGGCATCGTCGACCGCGATGCGATACGTCGTGCCGTTCGGAGAGATCAGCTGCACGGCGGTGTAGACCGGCTCGAGCGTCGCATCCGCCTTGCGGCTCAGCGCATCGGCGATCTGGCGCATCTGATCGCGCGGGTTATCCGTCAGCGCCGGCGAGAACGGTGCGGGCGGGCGGTAGGCCATCTATCGATACCCGCCGGGCCGCACGATCAGCCGCGTCTTGCCCAGCGCGAAGGGACCGTCGCTCAAGGCCTCGATTCGCATGCGCAGGCTGCGCGCCGAGAACCGCACGTCGGTCAGGCCGCTGTCGTTGGTGATGGGGAACACGCCGGTGTCGGCCTCGGGACCGTTCGGCTCTTCCGCGGTGAAGAAGCGATATCCCGCGCGATCGGCAGGCCCGGTGAAATCCTGCGCGATTTGTTTCACATGAAACCGCCGGTCGGCCGCCTCGCTCAGGGCGAAGGCACCGGTTTCCAGATAGATCTGCGGTGCGCGCGAGACGCCGGAATCGGTCCAGCCGTATTCGTGATAGAGCACCTGGCCGGCGCCGTCGCACAGCACCGGGCGCACCATCGCGCCACGCACGTCCGACGCGGTGCGCTGCTGCTGGCCGATGATCCACGGGCGCGAAGCATCGCCATAGTTGTACGCCACATAGCGGTTGCATTCGCTGGAGTCTTCGCTCGGCCAGTACCACCAGTGTTCGCTGAAGGCGGGGTTTGGTGCGCCGAACACCCGGCCGACCGCCTCGCGATTGAGCAGCGAAAACAGCCAGTCGCCGACATCCGACGGCAGTGGCGCCAGCGTGCCGTCGTAGCTCCAGAAACTCTGCTGGCTCATCCACGTCGTCACGCCGCCGGCCTGGCTCATCGCGCGGCGGGAGATCGGGCCGCAATTCGCGCCGATCTTATTTATTCCATATGCGTAAGGTGGCCCGACGTAGCGCATCAAATGGACATCATTGTCGGTCCAGATCAGCAGCCCGCTCGCCACCCGCATGGCATTCAGCGGGCGCCCCTCGGTTTCCAGCATCAGATTGCCGGCGAGGTTGTCGACCGCGGCGGCCCACACGTCGGGATTCTCCTGATCGGACCACGACACCTGGCGCGCATTGCCGGTGGCGCCGATCAGCACGACATGCCGCTCATCGGTGACCGCCACCGCGGCAGCGCCGGGGGGCGCGTTGGGCACCGGCGCCGCCGGTGTGGTGGGCGTATTGGGCGACCAGCGGCTCAGCACGCCGCTCTGCGTCGGCAACACCAAGAGGTCTTCGCCGAACAGGTGCAGTGACCACATATCGCCGAGCACCGCCGAGGCATCGCTGATGCCGATATCGGCGGGATCGCGCGCGGTGCCGTAGGCGTCGGCGCTGTAGAGTGCGAGGCCGTAGCCGACCGCAGCGCCTGGCGGCTCGAGCGGCCCGGTGCCGGCCGGCGTGATGTCGTAGAGTTGGCCCAGGCCGAAATCGAGCGCGTAGAGCGCGGTGTCGGTGCCGAATGCACCCCAACGCTGCCCGGTGTTGTCGTGCCAGGTCAGCACGTCGCGGCCCGGCCCGCCGAGGTCGATGCCGGGCAGCGCCGCCGAGCCGCCGACCGGCTGCGCCTGGCCGCCGCGCCAGCGCATCAGATTCATATCGAACCAACGGCCGCTCGACGCGTCCGCCGTCGCGCCGCGGTAGATGCCCGGTTTCGGGAACACGGGAACGCGGCCGGTTTTTGCCATCAGTGCATGCCGCGCATCGGCGAGCGCAGCAGCCGCGATGGCGCCGGCCCCTCCTGCTGCATCAGCGTCATGCTCGGCGGCCCGACGAAGATGATTTTGGTCACCGCCAGGCGCGGGCTTGTGGTCGGAAACGGCGCACTGCTGCCGCCCAGCCGTCCGGTGTGAGTGTGCCCGCCGCCGCCATAAGTTTGGATGTTGTGTTGGTGGGCGCCGTCGTTTGTGGTCGTGAGGTTGTGCGCGTGGTTGCCGGCCGCACCGGTGGCTTGATTGCCCCCCGCGGGAAACGGCCCGCTGCCGATCGCCACTGGGCCGGGCACGAACATGCCGGCATAGGTGTGCGTGTGATCGCCCTGCCCGTCGGTGGCGCCGTTATGCGCGTGCAGCCCCTGCACGTCGGTGTAGCCGGTGTGCGCGTGGTCAGCGACCGCATCGATGGCGATCGGCGCCGCCGGCAGGTTGGGTGTGCCGAGCGTTATGCTGAACCATCCGGTGGATTGCGCCAGCACATAACCGCCGACCACGCCGCCCGTATCGGTCGCCGTGCCGACGCCGGCGGCGACACGGCCGCGCAGATCGGGCACGCAAAAGCTGGTCACGCCGTCGCCGCCGTAGCGCGTGCCGATCACCGCGAACAACTTGGGGAAAGAGGCGATTTCATAGGCGGCGCCGTCGCAGAGCAGCCAGCCCATCGGCGCCGCCGCTCCCGCGAAATCCAACAGCGCACCGATCGGCATCGCCGCGCCGAGCACCGTGTCGATGGTATCGAGGTCGGCGTTGAGACGGGTTCCCCAAGTATCCCGTGAGCTTCCGACTTCGGGCTTTTCCAACCCCCAATAGGGCGTGAATGTTGAAGCCATCAGTTGCCCCTTGCTGTCTTTCGTCTCGCCATTATCATCGTGTTACTGTCCAGGGTGCATCTCTTACATTTCCTCGACCGGCGGCCACAGGCTTTCGTCTGCCAGTAGGTATTCTCTGGCGTGTATTCGTGGCCACGCTTGCAGTGAGTCTTATTGGCGTGTCCGTTGCGACCTTTTCGGTCACGGTCCAGGTTGTTTTCGGCTACCGTACCCACAAACAGATGGTCAGGATTGACGCATAGTCTGTTATCGCAGTGATGGCAGACCACAATTCCAGGCGCGATCACGCCATGCGTTGCCTCCCATGCCGCGCGATGCGCCTGCCGGTGTCGGCCGTCAGTGATATACTTACCGTAACCCCGGCCATCGACCGCACCTTCCCACAACCAACATCCGCTCATCGGTTCGGGCACAGCGTGATCGCGCCAGTCATCACTCGTGGTCTTTTTGGATCGTGGGATCAGGTGTGCGGAATTTACGCAGAAACGGTTGCCGCAAGAGGGGGTTAAAATCGCGCCGACTGGCAACGGCCCGTTGGCGGCCCCCCAAGCGAGCCGGCGCACTTGGATATCGCCGATCCTTGGGTATCCGCGCGTGACCGAGCCTTCCCATAGCAGGCATCCGCTGTTCGGCTCGGGGATAGTCTGACTGTTCCACTCGCTCATTTCGTAATCATACCACGCATACGCGCTCCGTCAGATAATGATGCCGCGCAGCCCAAGCGACTGCTTGACGCTGGCATAGATCGCGTCGATTTGCGGCTTGGTAAGGATGCCGCTGTAGTTCGCGACAAACGCGATATCGACAGCGCCATTATTCGTGCCGATCGCAGTCCCACCGGTGCCAAATACCTTGAGGTTGACGCCAGACGGCGTGTTGGTGACCGGGCCGGCGCCGGTTGCGCTTAGATTTCTTGTCAGATCATAGATCATCGGCGTGGTGTTGCCGCCGATCGTGCAGGCGAAAAAATGCCAGTCAGTGATTGGCGACACCGGCATGGAGAGACTGACCGTATTGCCGTTATACATCTGCAAGGCCGTCACGCCAACATAGGGGCTATAGCCGATGAATCCGCTGTTAAAGCCGGAGACGATGAGCGCCTGGGCGCCGACCTGCGACGCCACGGGAACCTGACGGCTTGCAAACAGCATGGTTTCCGCCGCGTGCCACGAGAGCGGCGTCTGTAGACCGCCTGTCGCGTTCTGGCAGTGCATGTATGCCGGAGAATAGATCGGTGCCCCGGCAGTGTGGTTCGTCCACGGTCCTGCCGTCCCGACGTTCTGGCTGGTGGCGAGGTCTTTGCCGAAATACGCCCAGCCATCCATGTTCGGCAGCACCGGCGGCGGCTTGACCAGCGCCGAGGCGGAAAAATCCACGCCTGCGAGCGTGATTGCGGTGGGCATATCGTCTCTCCCCTTTAGGCCACGCGACACATGACTGCCGAACCGCTGCGGTAGATTTGCCCAGGCTCCACGCCGCCGGCCGCCGCCGCCGCGTCGTTCGCGTAGCTCGGCGAGCCCGGCAGCCAGTCGAAAAAGAATTGCGGCGACGCGGTGTTGATCGCGGTTGCGCGCATCAGGTTGGTCGGATGGTTACCTAATCGGAAAGTATTATTTTCGGTCGGCGCGGCCGCATCGATCGCGTTGCTGGCACCGAGATAGATTAGTCCGGTGCCGTTGACCAATGTGCCCGACGCGACGTTCGGCCCGAGCACGAGGTTGCCGGGCACGCTTTGGCCTTTACGCACGACGTTGGCGCCGACGAACACCGAATTGTTCGCCGACCCCATGTTCGGATCGGATAGCACGTAGGAACCGATCGCCACGGTGTTGACGAGCGGCGGCATCACGCCGTCCGTGCCGAACATCACCCAATGACCGATCAGGATGCTGTCGGTGATGCCGTTGCCATTGCGCCCGGCGTGTGTGCCAACGAACACCGAGCGCAGGTTATTGGTCGAGTTGCGGCACACGTCGGAACCGACCGCGACGACGTTTGCCGGACTAGGATCGACCCGCAAGGCACCGCAGCCCATCGCAAGATTCTGTTGCCCAGGGCCGGTGTGCGAGGCGCCGGCTTGCATGCCGACATAGGTGTTTTCGCCCGAGGTCATATTCGGACCACCGGCATAACATCCGACCAGCACGTTACCGTTGCCGACGCTGGTGATGTATTGCCCAACATGCGTGTTCGGCAGACCATCGACCCCGGTCGATCCGGGGTTTGGGGTCCACATTCGGATCGCCATCTTGCCGCCGATCAGGTAGTGATCGGGGACGTTCACCGAGTTAAAGGTCGGATCGAGGCCGGGACCGCTGCCGCCGGCGTTCAGCACCGCCTGATCCACGTAGCCCTTGCTGGCGATCTGCGCGGCGGTCGTCGGAGCGGCGGCCACGCTAACCGGCCCGAGTAGCGCGCCGCCGGTCAGCAGCAGCGCCTTGGTGTCCACATAATTCTTGGTTGCCGCACCGTTCGGCACCGACGGCGACGGATCGGCCGCCAGGATGAGCGGACCGGTCATCGATGCGCCGGAAATCGGCACCATCCCGGTGTTCCCCAGCGCCGCGTTGAACACGCCATTTCTGTCGAGGCCGGCAACAATGTTGCCGCTGGCGTCCTGCCAGACATAGACGAAATCCGGCACCCGCGGATCGAGTTCGCTAAACCTGTCGGCGCCGATCGTGAGCGTTGTGGTTGTCACAGCAGGCGAGGTCACGACGCTGGCCCGCAGCACCGACCACATCAGCACGCCGGCACGATCGATCGCGCCGCCGATATTGCCCGCGGCATCCTGCCAACTCAGCATGATATCGGGGACGCGCGTATCCAGCGCGGCCACCTGATTCTCCTGAAGGTTCAGCACGATTGGCGTCAGCGTGTTGGCCGACGCGGTGCTCGCCTTCATTGTTGTCGCGGCGATCAGTCCCCATTGCAGCGAGCCGTCATCCATCACCGCGCCAGCGATATTGCCCGCCGCGTCCTGCACGCCGAGCCCCAGGTTGGGAATGCGCGGATCGCTCGCCGCGAAGGCCGTGGTGACGACGCCGAGCTGCGTCAGCCCGCTCACCTGGCCGCCGGTGATGGCGACCGCCGGCGCATTCTGCTGCGCCATGCTACCGAAGCCGGCGATGGCGTCGGCACGCGCCTTGATCGCCGCATCGATCAGATCGGCGTTGGTATTCCAGTCACCGCCCCAAAGATCATTGTCCCCGCCGACGGTCGGCTTGCGCAAATTGTAATTGGGCGTGGTGGTGAAGCCACTCATGCTGCTTGCCTTATCGTCCAGGGTGGCCAGTCTTGCGTCCACGTGCCCGCTTCGCAGGGCGTGGCGCTCGGACCATCCAGCCAGGTTTTCACCAGCCTGCCTTGCAAGGCGAAGGCGATCTGCGTCTGTCCGCCAACCTGCCGGGTCAGCCCCGACGTCGATTTCAGCGCGAATCGGATCTGCGTTGCCGCGACCGGCATCCAGATGCGCGTTGGTGAGGCGTAGGGTGCCAGCGTGATGCCGGTGGCGCCGCCAGCGGCGCGGATCGCCGTCGGTTTCGCACTGACCGGCAGAGTGATGCTGGTCGCCGCGCCGACATACTGATCCGTGGCGCTGCCGACGCCGTATCGCCCGGTGCCATAAGCGCCGATGCCGTAGGCGCGGCTCGCCATGCTAGATCGCCTGTACGGCGATTTGGTTCGCCGTCAGTCGCAGGATATCGCCGGCGTTGATGCTGCGGATGATCGGCGTCACGCCGTCGGTCGGATCGACCAGCGGCCCCCAATACAGCCGATTGCCGGCCGTCAGCGCATCCCACAGCTCGAAATAGCCGAGCGAGCCCCAGTTGCTCGCTGCGGTCGGGTATTCGACGGTAACCGGGTTGGTCGCCAGGTCGGTGCGCCCGGCAGCGAGCGCGAATGTCGCCTGGCGGCGCACATAAGCCGTCCCTGACGTGGAAACCTCGGCGCCCGGCGCGGTGGCGGTCGGCGCCGACGTGCAGAGCCCGACGTACACGTTGACCGGCATCACGTAAGCGCCGAAGCCCAGCGTGTGCGACAACACGCGCTGGCGCAGATAGTCGGTTGCGCTGCCTGCCATCAGAACCCCCGCACCACGGCGCGCAGCGGCGCGCCGGAATAATCCGCCTCGGTCTTCCAGCGGTTCGCTGCGAGCAACGCGTCCTTGAATTCAGCGTCGGCCTGCGCCGCAGTGTCGTCGTCGCGCTCCCATTTCGCGCCGTAGCGCAGGCAGCCGAACAGATAGACTTGGTAATGCGCCTCGAGCACCGCGTTGCTGTCTTGCGGATCGCGCAGCGGTTTCGGCCTGGCAAACCAGGCCATTTCGACGATCTGCGGCTGCCAGGCGGGATCCGTCGGGATCACCGGATGCGGCAAAAACTCGACACAGGTGCCGACGAAACGATAGGCCCACGACGGATGCACCGCGCAGTGACACGCCGGGCCGCCGGCGAGCGGCCCGGTCCAGTGATCCTCGAGCGACAACAGGTGGCCGCAATCCTTGAATCGGATCGACTCGGCCTCGACCCAGTCGGTGGGCAGCGTGATCAAGCCGGCGTCGATCGCCTGGTCGGCGCGCGCCACCATGCAGCGCGCACGCAGCGCCTCGGCGATGTCGTTTTCTGTCATGCGCAGCCAGCTGGCGAATGGCTCGCTGATGTCGCGGCGATTCATCCAGCTGGCCACGTCGCTACTGAGAACGGCGAGGCTCGCCATCGATCAGTCGGTCAGCGTCGGCGCGGGCGGCGGTGGCGGCACCACGTCGGACACTGGCATGAACGCCCCGGCCGAGGCGGTGGCGGCGTTGCGCAGCGGCGGCGAGGTCGGGTCGTCGACGTTGGCGATCTGCATCACCGGCATCGGCGGCGGCTCGGTGGCGGCGGCCATTTCCGCCATCTGCTCGGCCACGCCACGCTCGTTCTTCAGGATGTAGATGGGCAGGATCCCGACCGGATAGTGCCGCGGCTCCGGTGGCGGCGGATGCGGCACCGTCTCGGTGCCGTAGGGCGCGGGGGCCATCTGCCGGGATTCGTCGTCGTGCTTGCGGGCCATGTGAGCTCCTATGCGAGGGGGCGTCCGTCATCGACGCGGAAGAACCGCGTGTCGTCGCGCGACAGCCATTGCAGCAGCGCCTTGCGGTCCTGGGTGATGCCCATGCTGTGCAAGTGCCAGTAGATGACGTTGGGGATCGACGCGACCATGCGGCCGCGTCCACGCGCTGCGTTGCGGTCGAACAGGTTGGCGAGCCGCTTGTTGAACGACACGATCGCGTCGGTTTTCTGCCGGCTGATGATCACCGGCAGACCGCTCTCGCTGTCGCGCACCAGCGCGGTCATCAACTGGGCAGCGTGATCGTGGCGTACGTAGAGGGGATGTGTCATAAGCAGAGCGGCACGGTGATGTCAGGCACCGTGCCGCCCCTAACCACGCGATTCAGGAGGTCGCTATGGCTGCCAACAAACTGCCCGATATCCGTTTCGTCCGCGAGTGCCTGGATTACGATCCGGACACCGGGCTGCTCATCTGGCGCGAGCGGCCGCTGCACCATTTTTCCAACGCCGCAAGCCAGAAGCGCATGAATGCCTGCTACGCTGGCAAGGTCGCCGGCTCCGAGCATGCTGCAGGCAGGCGAGGTGAGCGTAGCTACTGGGGCGTCCGCCTTGCCGGGGTGTTCTACCCGGCCCACCGGCTCGCCTGGTTGCTGTTTCATGGGACAGACCCCGAAGGGCTCGAGGTCGACCACATCAACGGCAATGGACTGGACAACAGCATCGCCAATCTGCGCGTGGCCACGCGCAGCGAGAACGCCCTGAACGGCCGGGCGCACTCCGACAGCCAAACCCGCGTCAAGGGGGTCCAGCGGAACGGTAGCGGCTACGCGGCGAGGATTATGCTGCACGGTAAGTCCTATTATTTGGGAACCTTCCCTAGCGTCTACGAGGCTGCGGCGGCGCGACGAGCGGAGATGAAGCGCCTGGGAATCTTCCCAGGCGACGAGTAACTATATGATATCATTGGTTTAAATCCCACACGCAGGCATGCGCCTTCGGCGCGGTCGGGCGCAGCGTGCCTTCCCACACGATGCCTCCCTGGGTGTTATCCCCGGTCTTAGCGTACGCTTCCTCGATCATGTTGCGCGAGGGCAGCGGCGCCAGCTCGAGATAGTCGGGATCCACCAGCTCGAGCACATGCGCGGGCATATAACGATCCGGCACCAGATCGATTGGCCCGAAATCCGAGAGGAACACCCCGACCGCGCCGACGATGGTCACTGGCTGCGGCGAGGTTGCTTGCACAACATTTTGGGCGACGGTGGGGTTCGACGCGCCGCCCTGCGCCATGTTGGAGAACCATCTTTTGATGGAGGCCGACATGATCGCGGTGCGCGGCTTGCCGCCGGAGTTCCATGACGCCTGGATCGCGTCCTCGACCATGTTGAGGGTGAGGTCGCGCAACGTGCCGGCGGTGTGGCCGTTGGTGCCGTCGCCGGTCGGAAATGCCCCGGTGCCGGCGCCGACACTGCCGTTGGAACACCACGTCTGGAACCCCGCCAGCACGCGCGGGTCGGCGATCGATTTGATCGACTCGCCGGTGATGGTCAGCTCGAGGTCGCGGCGCAGCTCCATGCCGCGCGCGACGATCTGGCGGGAATACTCCTCGTCGCCCACTTGGTCGACGACGCGCAGCGTGTCCGACACCGCCACCGTACGGGCGAGGATCTGGCATATGTTCCCCAAACGCAACGGCTTCTTCGCCGGCGACATCGCCGCGGTGAACCCTTCGGGCTGAGGAACGTTCGCGGCAGCGTAAAGCTCTTGGACTAGCCACTCAGTATTGACCTGCTCCGCTTCCGAAATAGTGCAAAGCGATACCATCGGGGTATCAGCTTTGTCTATCTGGAATATTACGTCTGCGAGGTCTTCTTTGACGTTCGGGGCGGTCGTTTCGATGTACGTATTGGTCGGCGCGGCCGACATAGTGGGCAGTGCCATCGCGTGACTCCATCGCAGGCGCGCCTCGGGCGCGCGGGGGTTTCGATTGGGGTCGCGATGGAGACTCCGAAATGAGGTGGCGCGATCGGTGGGTGACCTGGCAGCGCCAGGACTCCGACCCGCATGACATCACCCGCGGTGGGTCGCTCCGTCGTCGGTGGGCACGACCGCGCCGCGCTGCTGGGTCACACAGGACTGCGCGCGACGACTGCGACCGGCATTGCTGGGTGACGACCCCCGTTGGGGAGAAGGTCGGGACTGCCATGGCCGGCCGCGCCGGCATCAGAACCGGCGCGCCGGAATCTGTCAAGAGTGTCGATGGGTCAGCCGGCGATCGACCATTTCCGGTCGGTGTAGCGGCTGGCCGTGCTGTTCGCGTCGATCTGTCCGCGCAGCCAGGCGTGGCAATCGGCGGCACCAACGCAGCCGAGCGCCGCCGCTATCGCCAGTGCGGACATGGTGTAGCTGGCATAGGTCAGGCTGTCGGCGGCGGGAATCGTCTGCGGGTCATCGCACGCCATATAGTCGGGCTGCAGCCGCTGATTCAGCGCCCAGCACTCAGCCCAGTCCGCCACATAGGGCGCCTTGTCGGCCTCCCGCATGGCCATCGTGTAGGGCGCAGGCTTGGCGGGCCACCAGCCTGACACGCCGCTGGTCCGCGCGATGCTGTGCTGGATTTTCCATTCCAAAATCGCCCGCCAGTCCTCGTGCCCCATCTGCACGACATGGCCGAGCACCGCGCCCTCGTAGTCCTCCTGCCAGGGGCTGGTGTAGCTGCCGTACGGCAGCGTGCTGGTGGCCGGCGAGCCGGTGGCGTCGGCGAGGCAGTGGAACACCGCATAGGGCAGCTCGGTGTAGGGCGGCGCGCTCGGGTAAACGAACGTGGTCAGCATCCAGTCGCGCTCGCGATCGAGCCAGTCCTGCCAATAGGCGCGCGGCTGGATCCAGTCGCCGCCGCCATCAGGGGTGACGCGCGCGCAGCGCGCCAGATTGCGCAACTGCCAGGCATGGGCGCGCACCGCCTTGCCGATGGAGAATTTTTCGCGGCTCTGCGGCGGCGAGCTGATGATGTCGTAGGTGCCCGCGAAATGCTGCTCCTCGAGGTAATACACGTCCCCGGTCAGCAGGTGGGCGACGTAACAAAGCGCCGGCGTGTGCGCGACATCCAACGTCACCGGGCAGGCGATCCACGGGATGGTCGGGCCATACAAGGTCGCGCCGGGATGCGTGTTGACGTCGAACACGCCGCCGCCGGTTTCGTTCCGGAAATGCCAGGGGAAGGTGCCCGACGCCTCGGCCTGCGCGAGCAGCGAGTCAGCCGAGGCATCACCGCGCAGGAATTCGGCCTGCGCCTCGGTGAACAGGCCGATCTCGTCGCGCTCGCCGGTCGACGGCACGTAGGCGGTCAGGCCGGCCAGATCCATCGGCGCGCTATAGACGCGGGCCGGCGACAGCGGCCGCGTGGTTGCCAGCGAGGTATCGAAGCGCGGCAGCAGGCCGTCCGCCTGCAGTTCGTCGATCGTGGCGACGATCGGCCGCGCCTTCGACTGCCAGCGCCAGCGCGAATACCAGTAATGCGCCGGCACGTCGCGCGCGAACAGCAGCGTATCGCCGTCCCAGATCATCGCGGTGTGTTCGCCCATGTTGAAGGCCTCGACACCTTCCGTGGTGTCGCCCAGTTCAAACACGACCTCGACGCGCGCGGGGTCGTCACTGTCGTCCGTGTCGCAGCGGAATTGCACGACGAAGCCGGGCAGCGCCGGGTTGGTCACGTCGATGCGGTTCTGCACATAGCCGCCGCGCGGATCGATCCAGTCGCCGCGATCGATGCCGTCGGCCGCGACGAAGCGGTGAATTTCCGCGCCATCGTTGATGTTGATGGACACCACCAGGCCGGGCGTCGGCAGCGGCGGCGGCGTCGGCTCGGGCGGCGGCGTCGGCTCTGGCGGCACCGGCTCCATCGATATGACCGCGGACACCTCAAGCGGCACAAACCCGTC